ATCTGATGCTGTTATTTCTGTGCCATCGGGGAAAGTTACCGTATACCCCCTTGCTTGCTGTTCTTCGTTGTACCACATCTTAGTTTGCTATTGTGTAACCTTTGCCTGTCATGACCGCTCGTATAGCTAATGCCGTTGCATCTGCTGCCGTAACCAATGCCCCAAATGGAGTTCCTGTAATTGTTATGGTTTGCGCACCGCTTGCTGTACCTATTCCGTTGGCAAAGATATTCATGCCGTAGTTACCTATTGCGGTGTTCGTGAAATTTACGCCCCTTGTTAGGTTAGGCATATCCAACACTTGCAAAGAATAACAATTCAAGAGCATATTGGTAGTGCTTGTTATTAGTGCGCAGTTTGCAAATCTTATTGCATTTAGGCTCAAACAGTTTGCAAAACAAAATTGAACATCCGTAATTGAATTTGCCGTAATTAACCCAACTGATTTTAAATTGTTATTGCCAGAAAAAACATAAATAAAATTCGCACAAGACGGAAGCGTTATAGTTCCAACAGACTCAAGAGATGGGTTGTCGGAAAACGCTTCTGACATAGATGTAATTGAACTTCCGCTGATATTGCCAATGCTTTTTATAGTAGAAGTAATAAAAGCCTGTTGCAAGCTAGTTGCCAATCCAAAGTTTAAATTACCTAGGATAACCGAGCCAGTAGACCTAAAAGTTCCCGACAAAGACATAGACGGAAAACTTGCTGGTAATTGAAGCGATTCAATGCTGCGTAAATGTTGTATAATTAAAGTGCCCCCCCCAATAGCCCACAATTTTAATTGTTTGATATAATTTTGGTTTATGTTAGTTGTGCCCGACTGAATATAAGTGTCAACTGAAAATGGTAGCGACAAATCCCAATCCAAAGCAAAAGGCGCAGCCCTTAAAGGTGAAGTTGCTGGCATAACACTAAAGTATGCAAAAGTTATATTCCCAGCAGTATTGACAATGTTAATTATGGCAAATTTGTAATTCTCACCTGTTAACGCATCTACATAAACCGTTCCTGATAATGTAGAGTAGGTATATGTTTTAGTTCTGACACCTCCACTTGGCGCGGTTGTAGTACCATCGCCCCAGCTTACTGTGCTATTATTGATTTGCAGCGTAAATCTGTTTAATCTATTCTCATATACTTGCACAAGTATATTTCCACCCTGATATGCCGCGGTTATCGTTGGCAATGCTGGCCAAAAAGAGGGTCTAATCCATCCACTATTTGAGGTGAACGCAAGCGTGTCGGTGGCTGGCGTGTAAGTACCCCCAGCCACGCCATCCAATGTGGCGATAAGATTGAAGGTTGCCCCAGCTGCGATGCTTTCCTGTGGTGTTCCGTTAATTTGTAGGGCTACGGGTGAACAGGCCGCACTTGTAAAGCTTAGCGTGTCAGTAGGCGCATCGTAACTACCCGAATTAACCGCCCCGTCCAGCTTTGTGATAAGGTTAAACGTAGATCCACTCGACAAGGATTCCTTGTTAACCGCGTTAATCTGAAACGTAACGGGTGAACAGGCAGCGGAGGTGAAGTCTAAAGTGTCTACGCCATCCCATGTGCCGTTGTTTGCAGCCCCGTCCAGCTTTGTGATTAAGTTAAACGTAGACGCATTGGCTAACGTCTTAATTTGTATTGCGTTCCTTTGCAGAATCGCAGGAGTTGTGGTGAAATTTAGCGTGTCAAGTCCAGCGTTATACACTCCACCAGCCACGCCATCCAATTTCGCCAACAGGTTAAACGTGGAGTTGCCTGGTATAATCTCCGATTGTGCCCCGTTAATTTGTAGATTGGATGAGTTGCTTGTAAAACTTAATGTTTTAGTTCCAGAATTAAACGAGCCAGCGTTATTTGTCCCGTCTAATTTGGTAATTAGTGGATATGTTGCACCAGATGCAACCGTAAAGAAAGGCGAACCGTTTTGAGTTACAGTACCATCTAAGCAGGTAACGCCATACTCAGCTTCCAAACACACCACTTGGGCAGGTGTCAAGCGTGCAATTACGGAAGGGTCGCAAAAATCGTAAAGCGTTAACCCATCTACACTAGGTGGGATTGTTGCGCCTGTTTGTGGGATTTGGCACGCATCCCACGTGAACGGTTGCCGTATCTGAATGATGGTAGAGTTCATTGCTAACCTATCATTCAGCCTTTCCGTGTAAGGGTCAATAGTAGCAGATGGCACAACTGTATAGCTTTGGCTGTGCTGTTGCATAAAGTAGCTAAGGAAGTCTAAAAGGATAAGCATCGTGTCGCTCAATACCTCTTGCTCCATGCCGTCCGTGTCCTCACCCTCCTCGCCTACAATTACCCTATCCGCGCAAATAAGGCGAATTGAAAAAACCAGCTCGCGGTTGCCTACGCTTGTGGTTTCGTGGAACACCCAAAGCAAAGGGTAGTTTCGCTCCTCCGCTTGCCACTCCGCAAAGTCACCTACTCCGCTTGCCGCTATTTGGTTGTGAGCCGCGGCAAGTGTCGTTATTTGGCTTATTACTTGGTTGAGGGTTAGTAGCACTTAGGTAAGTTTTTAGGAGTTGGATATTCTTGACAGATTTGCCGCGTCTATTCATCTAAGTATTTCATTTGTAAGGATTCAATTCTTCGAGTACGCCCCAGAAATATAGGCGATTTGAAAGCGTTATCACTTGGCTGTATTACATCCAATCCGCTTGCAGGATTGGCGTAGTCAGGAAACAAACTTGAGTACTCGCATAGGTAGTTAATTAGCCTTTGCTTATACCATTGCGCTTTGTTTAACTCACTTTCGCAAATGTAGTCCACGTCTGATTTAAACGCTGGGCTACTCTGCTCGCTGTTCTGAATCTGCAAGCCTTTGTTGGTTATCTTGTAGTGCGCCATTCTAATGCACTCACTTGTCACGTAATGCTTCAAACAGGGCTGGATATAATTGTCCATCAAAGCCTTATCCACGCCTACTAATGTGCCTGCAATGATGTCGGCAATTAGCGCATTATAGTATGTCGTTCCAACTACGGTTTGAATCTCTGAATCTTGCGCCCAAAGTATCGCTTCCTTAATGTATTTGATGTCTACATTCTTAGATACCTGCGTGTTATCTTTTAGAAAGTCCTCCGATAAAAATAGAGCCGTTGCCATTATGCTTTAGATTTTACAATTACTGATTCCCAAGCATGGCGGCAATATGCTGTAGTGATGTTCGTTTTTGCTCTTGTCCAAAAGCCACCACGTCTTAGCCACACGTTCCTATCTTCGCGCATTGCAATAGCTTGTATTTGCTCCGATGTCCATACTTTTTCTTGTCCAAAAGCTACCATATCACGGCAAAATTTTCGGCTTGATGGAATAAGAATCGGGCCTTCTGCTTCCTGACTTCTAACGTACCTATAAGCGATTTTGAATGAAACACCCAAAGGCTTTGACGTTGCAAGCTCACGTAGGCCGTTCTTACTAACCTCATAGGCTATTTGCGAACTACCTGCGATTGTTTGACTGCCAACGGATAACAAACCTTGCCGCGCTAATTCTATCACACCCTGCGCTACAACATCAACAGAAGTGCCAAGCAATTCAGCAATAGCCGCGTAGGTTACTATCGGGTTTTCTTTAATCTGGTCTAATATGCCCATTAAAAAGGGGTCGGATTCGAACCCGTATTTTTTAACGTTATCTTCGAAAGCCATCCATTCCTTTTCGTTTTGGAAATGGCAATGTCTAAGTGGCTTTACTACCTCCCATTCGCTTAACAATATGCCAGTTGCGCCAAATGCTTCTGCTATTCGGTTTTCGCCATCATTATCTTCAGCTGCAAGTTTTAATTCCGTGGCAATTTGAGCAGGCTCTAAAGGCGGTAAACCTACTGCCTGCCTAATCTCATCACGTGTCATAACGCTAACCTTTGTCTGCTCGCTATAACCCTCCGAAATTGGTTCGCTTTCAATGATAGATAGGCGTTTTTCAAAGCCATTTAACGCTGCTAACTCATTAAAGATGTCAATAATAAACAACTGCCTTGCACGTATGTACGTGTTCTTGAATAGTTCATAGCTATCGCGTATTTGTGTGCGACCGCTAAACACTCCTTCTTCCTTGATGCCAAACAGCGCAGGGTCTACTACCCTATGGCCGCTGAATATCTCTTGCTGTACGGTCTTGTTTAGTATATCAAACCTATCTTCAAACCCGTTAGAATTTAAGGCGGCAATTTCAACGCCTTGCTCCTTTGCATCGTTAAATAGTAAGAGTATCTTGTTGGCGTTATCCGTGCCGCTAAATTTAGCTTCTATCTTCTCCTCAATATTCTCCTGTTCTTCTTCCGTTGGTTGCCCGTTATTAAAGCTGAACACTGTGCCAGCCATAAACCCGTTCTTAACGCTGTTTAAATGGAAGTTAGCAATCTCACTATCCAACTCAATGTAAGGTATTGCACCCAAATAAGGCGGCAAAGGATAGTAGTCAGCTTTTGGGTGGTATGCCTTAATATAAAGTAATTGTTTGCCGCTTGGTTTGTTCCAATCAAAGGCAGGAATTGACGTTATGTTGTCGGCCTTTGGTTTTTTCCAGTCCGCGCAATGGTAGAATGTGTTGTAGTCTTTGCTTATTCTGTACTTCGCAAATTCAGCATGGTATATTTCAGCCATGTTTCCTTTCTTATCGTACAAAATCTCCAAAGCAAACCCTCCGAAAATCTCCAAATCTAAAGAACATTGTGCAATAATCTCATTAAGATTCTGCATCGGGTTTGGTTCTTCAATAAACTTGTTGAGTTTAGCAACTTGTTCCGTGTTTAAGCCCCTATCGTTAACGCTCACACCTTGCCCGATAACGTAGTCTACTTTGCCGTTCACAATAGCGTAGTGCTTAGCTGAACGGTCGTAAATGTAGAGTAGGTAGTCAGGATAGCGGTTTAACCATTCCGGGTCAGTACCGTACAAAATCCAATCTTTGGTAGCTTGCTCCTTAAATTCGGGAACTTTGTGAGCTGCAAACTCCAATACTGATACGGCTGTCCTACCCATTGTACACGCTTATTACTTGGTTATCGTTGCCCGTATATGTCGGGGTTGCTGTTGTTGTTCCTGTGACTATGCACATACCAGTTTCAAATGCTGTTAATCCTGCTGGGTTTAAGTTGCTTGCGCTTGCTTGCCCGTAGATAGTATATTTATATTCGCCCTCCAAAGTCAAAGTAACCTGTGCATTAGTAGGCGTTGGCGTTGCCGTTTCCGTTATTGTAAAAGCATTATACCTATCCTGAAACGCGCTTGTATCGTCTGCAATGCAGTATTTCGTTTGGTTAGAAGTTAGGTTATTAAAGGCAAACAAGTAATGTGCTGCACTTCCTTTCTCGGTCGTGGTTACTATTACCAAATTCGCTTGCCCTTTAGTTATCCTAACCATTAGGTTAACGCGATGAAATACTCAATATCAACTGCTGCGGTGTCTGCTATTGCACTAATTTCGCTAATGTTTGCCCACGCGCTGAAGGTGTTAGACGTTTCAATAAGTCCGTTGTGTAGTTCAAACGATTTGCCAGCTTCGAGTTTAACCCAATAGTGATCAGAACCATCTGATATATTTAAGCTAATGAAATTGGTGTCATCTTTATTCGTAATGCGAAGGTATTTAACCGCTGTTCTCACAAATGTACCAGCGGCATTTGCCGTGTCATATTTAACCACGGTCACCTCGCTGGTTGGTATGGTTAGAATGCGTTGGTCAACTTCGTTTATGCTTGGAATGGTAAGCGTATTAGAGTTGCCGTAGCTTTTGTTGTTAAGGCTAACCGCTTCCGTAATTGTTACGGTCAAAGTAGCGTTTGTTATTGTAGTTGCCATTGGGTTGTTTTGAGTAAATATAAAAAAGTTGCTTTCTGTTTCAAAAAAAAAGCCCCACTAATAGCAGGGCTTCTTTTAGTGTATTTGTAACCGTTTAGGCGGTAATACTTGCCAATAGAGTAGACGGTATAGATAGCATTGGATTCGGTTCTAAGCCGTTAAACGTCATAGTGTAACCGTTCAAATCTGCAAAGGCCGTTCCTGTGGAACCCGTACCGCTTGCAAAGTCCAATCCGTTTGCGTATCCTGCCACCCAATACTGAGGGGTTGCTTCGTTTGTTTCGATAATAGCTACCACGCGATTCTTTGCAAGTAGTTGCATTTCGTTACGCTTGGCTACATCCAGCTTGCGAAGGATAAAAGTCAAAGATGGCACGTAGTGAAGTGATCCGTTACGATTGCCTGCTGTTGGGTCATCGCTAAACATACTCTCCTCTTTTGTCAATTCGTACTTTCTGAATGATTGAGTAGCCGCTGAAAACGATGTTATCGCTCCAGTAGTTACGGATGCATTCATTGCGATGTAATTTGCATAAGTAGCAAAGCGAATAGATTTAATACCACCTATATCCTCTTTGCAGCCTAAGGTAAATCCCTGTGTTAATAAGCACATTTTTTTAGGTGTTTAAATAGGGGTCGAACCGTAGCCCGACCCCTGTGTTAATTAAAGAACGATTGCAGCAATTTCAGCAGGGAAAGCAACCTGTGTGCCTACCTTCATTTCCAATGCAGCTTTTACTTTACGGTCATCTTTCGAGTACCATACCTCCAAAGAAGAGAAGTCTGATTCAGCGTCAACACCGATGAAGAACTGTGATGCAGAACCTGCGTACACTTTCTTAGTTCCCGTCAATCCTTGAACTGGAATGAATTTCAGGTTTATACCGTTGAAGATAAGACCTTCGGCTGCGTCCGTGTCAACAGAACCTTTAACGCCTGCATTAAGAACAGTACCGTAAGTTGAACCGCCTACTACCAAAGCTTGAACCAATACCGCGTAAGTGTCATATCCAACGAATCCGATAAGGTCATCCTTTGAAGTCAAACCTGCTGTGGCAAGTGAGTTGTACAAACGGAAAGCCATCTCCTGTGCGTTGGTTGCTGTGAATGCAGTTGTCAATGGAGTACCTCCAAGGTTTGCATTGATGTAACCCGACCCGATGGTGGTAATGAAACCATCCCAAAACGCGCCATTGTTTGCGCTTGGTGCAGAAACGCTACCCTGCCAAATGTACTTGTCGATTTCAGAACCAACTTGAGCAAGCAAGTTCTCGGTCATCTTAGCGAAAACCTCTGCAGGCTCTACAGATTCCATGTGCGAACCTGCTCTCATTTTGGTTGCGAAGAATTTAGTTTCCAAATCTTTTGGACACCATTCAACGTTAACCTTAAACTTTCCAGGAGTCAATGTTCTTTGTGTGAAAACGGTAGTACCGCTTGCATCAAAAGAACATCCGTCAGCTTGGAAATATACCGATTGCGAAAGCAAAGGTAGTTTTGTTTGGGTCTTCACGTTAGGAATTACCTCAACCAAATTCATCATTTTAGCAGAGTTAACGGTTGCTGCCATCAAAGGAAACGCATTCTCTTCGATATAGTTAACCAAACCAGCTACATTAAAAGCACTTGCCATGTTTTCTTGTTTTTTATATTGTTAGTTTTTAGGCTTACGCATTGCAAGCCATTTGTTTAAGTTGTCGTTTGGTTCTTCAGTCTTGAAGTAATTAGCTACCTTTTTGGTTGGTTGTTCTGTTGGTGTTGCAACGAACTTTTCAAACAAACTAGCCAACTCACTCACTGCGCTTTTAAGGTCGGCATTCTCTTTTCTCAAAGTAGCCACCTCGTTAACGCTTGCAAATTTTAGGTTGTTGATGCGCTCGGTAATTGCTCCTGCAACTTTGCCCATCACAGCCTTTTGGATGTCCTCCATGTTAAACGATGGCGCAGGTGCAGCAGGTGCAGCTTCCATAACCTCATCCACTTCTACCACTTCTTCGGGTGCTGCGATAATTTCAAGAATCAAACCTCCCTCTGTTACTACTACGCTGCCATCTTCGAGTTGGTGTTGTGCATCGGGTGCAGGCAATAACTCGCCATCTGCTCCAATAACTTGAACCATTGCGCCTACCGCTACTTCGGGTTCAATACGTACTAACGTGCCATCTACAAGTTTTGCATCAATGAATTTCTCCACGTTGCCAAACAGTAGCTTCTTAATCAAGGGCATTTTTGCCTTTATTTCTTCGCTTATGTTCATGGTCTGTTTTTTTGTAAATAGATAAAACTTGCTAAGTGTACCATTTGCCTATTTGATTTGCTCCATTATTTCGCGAATGATGCTTTCATCGAGTGTGCGTTCTACAGCTTCATCGAATATGCCCTCCACGCTAAAGCCGCGAAACGTGCCATCTTTTACCTTTGCCCACGTGTCATCATTGTCCACTTTGAACGAACCAAACCACGATCCGTCTGGCAAGGCTTCAAACCCCTCTGGAGTCTTAATTCCGCGTGTGCTATCAATGATGAAACTTTCAAACATGAAAACGTCTTTTACATCGGTGTCGTGCATTTGATTGACCTCCGATAACCGCCCTTCGCGCATAAACTTGTATACTATCTTCTTAATAGCATCTTCACTAAATAGCACGTAGTATTCTTCACCATCCTTTGAACGCCTGTAGATGGGTTGCCCTGCTACCATTAGCGCGCCCGATACTATGCGCCTACTTGCGTCCTGTATTTTGAATTGGTGCGGCTGCTTGCTGAACGCCATCCAGTCGCGCTTAATCGCAGGGTCATCTACAAACGATACCTTTTCAACGCGTGTTTCATCGTCTAATTCGTCAATAGTCAGGTGTACTAATTTCTTTTCCATGTTGTTAAGTATTACCCACCTCCGAAAGTGGACTGTGATTCAATTTGGTTAATGTTTGTTTGTGAGCCTGTTATCTGCGTTTCAACTACGTAGGCTTGCACTGGTTGTAGTTCTGCCTGCTGCGTGTTGCCTAATTGGGTCGTGTTAGTTGTAACGGGGGTTATGGTTGGGGCTGATGCGGCAACTGAACTCATTGCACCTGCCGCGCTTGGGCCAGGAACGTCTGCTGTGTCAAGTATAGCCGTTGCCGAAGCTATGCCAGCAACTACGGCTGCAATGCCTGCTGCAATGCCTGCTATCATATCCCACGGGGTTGCGCTTCCTTGAGTTGCTGTTTTTATCGCCCCTGCAATCGCTACTGCTGTACTTATGGCAATTTCAGCAACTGCCAACGTTTTAGCTGCTGCCGTGTTTTCTTGCCCTTGTTGTTGCATTAAGCGACCAATTGCACCCAATGCCCCTGCTACGTTAGTTGCCGCGCTTATCCTTGCCGCGTTAATCTTTTGTGTTGCTGCTAATGACTTTTCTGCCGCTGCTTTTTCTGCTGCTGCTATATCATCTGCATTTTTAGTTGCTTCAGCTAGCTTTTTTGCATAATACTCGGTTTCAATTTCACCCTTTATAATCATTCGCTCACGTAGGTATAACTCCTCCGCTGCTTCTGCTTCATCAAGTATCAACTGCCTGTCTCCTTGCTGTTGCATTATGGCCTCATTTACCGCTTGAAACTTTAATTTTTCAGCATCTAAAGCCCTTTGTATTTTAAGCTTTAATTCTTCTTCTTCTGTAATAGCTAACCTTTCTGCTGTATATTCAGCAATTTTAACCGCGTTTTCAGCTTGCTTTTCAGCTATTTTATAATTACTTTCTGCTATAGCCGCTTTTTCTTCTTCTAGTTTTTTAGCTAGTGCTAGTTCAGCATCATTCCGTTCTTTTATTTTTGCTAACCTCGATGCATCCCGTTCCCTATCCTTGCCTTCCTGTTCATTTTTTAATCCTTGTATTTCAGAATTAAGACTCTTTTCTCTTTTTAATCCTTCATTTTGAAGTTGGTAAACACGAACAGCAGCTTCGCTTGCAATCCTTTTTTCTTCTTCTCCAGCGTCTACTTGCGCTGCTACATTGGCAGCTAATATTTTAGCTTTTTGTTCGGCAATTTTTAACTCCTGCGCAGCAACCTTTTCTTCAAATTCAGCAGCACGTTTAATGGCTTCAATTCGTTCTTCAGTAGACTTGGTTAAATCGTCCGCAATTAGTCGCGCTTCGGTTATTTTTAAATTAGACTTTGCCCTTGTTTCATTTAATTTACCTTCAGCAACTCCAATATCATTTAAGGCTTTTG